TAGATTTAATGGTGTTAGGTGTAGGAATGACTAAACACCAATTTTTATTAGGTCAAGGGGTAACGGTTGATTATGTTGATCCAGCTAATGTTGTTTATAGCTACACAGAAGACCCTTATTTTAAAGACTGTTTTTATTGGGGTGAAATAAAAACTATACCTATAACTGAGCTAGTTAAGATTGACCCAGATATCACAAATGAACAAATGCAAGAGATATCTAAATACAGTCAATCGTGGTATGACTATTTTAATGTAGCGCAAATGTATGAGAACAGTATGTTTGCAAAAGACACATGCACATTATTATATTTTAATTATAAAACAACAAATACTTTTGTTTACAAAAAGAAAGAAATAAGCGAAGGAGTATATAAGACTGTAGAAAAAGACGATCAATTTAATCCGCCAGAAGAAATGATGTCGGAAGGAAAGTTTGAAAAAGTAGAGAAAAGAATAGATGTATGGTATGAAGGTATAATGGTTATGGGTACTAACATTATTTTAAAATGGGAGATGATGGAGAATATGGTAAGACCTAATTCTGCAAATCAGTTTGCTATGCCTAATTATGTAGCGTGTGCACCACGTATGTATAAAGGAGTATTAGAGTCTTTAGTTAGAAGAATGA